ATTGGCGTTTCTGAGTGGAAGCCTCTTGGCGTTAAGCACTCCACCAGCATTGGGCGTGGCTCTAACTCAAAACCTAAGAACAAACACAAAAAGAGAAGTTGGAAAAAATATCGCGGTCAAGGATGATATGCCAAATCCCGGAATAAGCAAAAAAGTAGCAGAAGAGTTCATACTTCTTGTTGAAAAAAAACTTCAGGAAGGACACCCTCCTCCTGGAATTTATGTTAATGGACTCAAGGGTGCTGTCGCGTCAGCAGCTGCTGACCTAGGTGTGCGATCTTCAAGTGCAAATGGCAGGTTGGCCGCATCTGAACGTGTTTTCCGTTCTCCTAACTGGTCTCTTTACAAAGGTTCTGAAAATATTGAAGGCCAAACTTCAAATGAAACTTTTGATTTGCCAGTTTTCCCTGATGATGATATCTCTACTGAAGAAGTCCTTGATCATCTTTCCAAAAGGTTTGAAAAGAAGCTAAGGAATGAAGATGCCAAAACTTGGTTCGAAGTTAAAATAAAAGTTCCCGGACCAATTGGCCTAGCTGTAGTGGGTGATCCGCATTTAGGAACGAGTTGCAACATACCGCTGCTGCGCAGGGATGTGGACATACTGCGAAACACCGAGGGCATGCTCGCTGTCAACATCGGTGACACAGCAGACAACTGGGGTAGGCTGGTTCACCTTTATGCAGAATCAGATATTAGTCGGCCAACAGAGCGGAAGCTGGCTAGGTGGTTCTTGAAAGAAGCTGGCATCCCTTGGGCTGTCTGGCTCCATGGAAACCACGACACAATGCACAGTGAGTTCGCAACTTTCTTGAAATCAGAGAATGTCGCTCAGATACCTATGATAGATTGGCGAGCCAAGTTCAAACTTTGTTTCCCCGGCGGAGGTGAAGTTAGGATCGATGCAGCTCACAATCACAAAGGGACTTCAATTTACAACCGTTTACACGGTCAGAAGCGAGCAGCTCTGTGGGATGAGGATGCTGACATTTATGTCGCTGGCCACTACCATACTTGGGGAATGACTCAAGAAGAGATGGATGATGGTCGCGTTGTGTGGATGGCGAGGGCTCGTGGGTACAAGTGGATCGACGAGTATGCGACCCGACATAACTTCCACAGGGATGAGTATGGCTCCACAATTCTGTTCGTCATAGACCCGGAAGAGGAGAATGAGGTCCGACGGATCAGTGCGTTCGCTGATCTTGAAGAGGGCGCAGAGTTCCTCTCTTGGAAAAGGGAAAAGGCAAAAAGATGAATATTGAACGGTTGATGTCCGACCTCGAAGAAGACGAAGGCTTCGTAGCAGAGATCTATCTTGATCACCTCGGATATCCGACATTTGGCATCGGACACCTGATAACTGAAAATGACCCAGAGTTCGGCAAAGAAGTTGGCACTGCTGTATCTTACGAGCGTGTCCGGCAAGCATTCAAAAAAGACATAGAGTCTGTGATTTCTGATTGTCATAAGTTGTGTGATGACTTCGATGGCCTCCCGGAAGAGGCACAACTCGTCATCGCCAACATGATGTTCAATCTTGGCTTTCCTAGATTGTCAAAATTCAGTAAGATGGTTGCAGCAGCAAACCAGCATGACTGGCCAGAAATGGCTAACCAGATGGTCGACAGCAGGTGGTATAAGCAAGTAACCAACAGAGCCTCTCGCCTAGAGAGAAGGATCAGGAGTTTGGCATAATGCCTCTTAATTTGATTCAGATCAAAGCAGGTATTGTCAAAGATATCACACCCTACTCTGCTGGCAAAAATGGCCCTTTCTGGGTTGACGGGGATAATGTTCGCTTCCGTAATGGCTATGCCACCAAAATCGGTGGCTGGGAAAATGAGCCTATATATTCCCTAGACTCTGCTGGCGGAGTCTCAACGACTGCTGCAGCCCTTCAAGGGGTCCCGAGAAAGATAAATTATTGGCGAGATCTCGATGGTGACGACAATATCTCTGTCGGGACCTCCAATCACCTTTATATTATACGCGACGGTGGCATATTTGACATAACACCACTCGCCAATGCTGCTGCATCTCTGACTGACCCGTTCACGACTGTTGATACAGAAAGTGTTGTCACAGTTGCGGACACTGGGCATGGCATGAGTGATGGGGATTTTGTTGTTTTCTCCGGAGCCTCAGCAGTCAATGGCATAGCAGCAGACACTCTAAATCGTTACTCTGGATTTCAGATAACTTATGTTGATGCTGATTCGTACACAATTGAAACCGGGGAGGCAGCGAATGCCAGTGGCTCTGGTGGTGGAAGTGTAACGGCGAGCCACCTTATTGGCGCTGACGAAGGTCTTGGGATAGCTACTGCCGCTGCCGCATATGGCTGGGGGGCTGGTACTTGGGGGGCAAGTACGTGGGGAACACCAAGAACTTCGTCAGTCGCTACCCTTCAGATCTCTCAGTGGACGACGCCTCTTTGGGGAGAGGATCTGCTGGCTTGTGTCCGCAGTGGTCAGCTTTATTATTGGGATGCATCTGCAGGGACAAGTTCAAGAGCAGTTCTTGTTTCCAGCTTGGGCGGGGCTTCTAACGTACCGACGACAAGCAGATTGGTAAAAGTTTCTTTCCCGGACCGGCATGCAATTTGTTTCGGCTGCAATCCATTGGGAAGTGCAACGCAAGATCCGATGCTGATTCGCTGGTCGGATCAAGAAGATTACACCGACTGGACTCCGACAGCAACCAACACCTCCGGGGACCAGAGGCTTGAAATAGGCACAAAAATTGTTACCGCAATGCCGACTCGTGAAGAGATGTTCGTTGCCACTGATGAAGCAGTTTACGGCATGGCATTCGTTGGCCCTCCGTTCACATTCTCTTTCCGACTCGTCGGCACCAACTGTGGTGCTGTCGGGATCAATACGATTATGAATGTTGACGGCGACATTTATTGGATGGGTAAATCAGACTTCTTTTTATACAATGGTTCTGTCGCAGAGATCCCCTGCCCAGTGCAGTTTTATGTTTTTGACAGACTTAACAAAGACGAGTTTGACAAGTGCTTTGCTGCACACAACAAAGAGTTCAACGAGGTGACTTGGTTCTACGTTAGCCAAGATAACACTGATGAAGATCCTGAGCCAGACTCTTATGTGTCTTATAATTACAGAGACAACGCTTGGTCCATTGGGTCTATGGATCGGACCTGTTGGTTTGATTCCTTTGGATTCCGAAAGGTTCCCTTCTCGTTCTCAAAAGATGGCTACCTCTACAACCAAGAAACTGGGAACGATGCTGACGGCGTGGCGATGAATGCTTATGTCAAATCTTCTCCACTAGAGATGTCTCAGACAGGCAATGAGCTGATGCTTGTTGACAAAATCGTCCCGGACCTCTCAGTTACGGGAAATCTCAACTGCACCGTTTATTCTCGAAAATACCCTGACTCTTCTGAAACGACAAAAGGGCCATTTACTATTTCGTCAGATACAGGTAAAGTAAGCATGAGGTCTCGTGGCCGTCAGATGAGTCTTGAGCTGGGAAGCAATGAGCTCGGCTCTTCTTGGTCTATTGGTGACTTCAGATTCAATGTGAGGAGCGATGGCCTCAGATGAGTGTTCTTAACACAAGATTGCCACAACCGGGGGCTGAAATTGACCGGCAGTGGGCTGTTCGGCTTGTGTCAACGCTCGAAATAATTTTGCGTAATCTCTCTAACTCTGCGTCCACAACTCCTTATCAGATGTCGAATGTGACGCAAGATTACGTTCTTGATGCGGATTCAACAACTCTGGACGAGGTTGCGGATGTCCTTGGGACTCTGATAACTGACTTGAAAAGCAAAGGGGTCGTAAGCTAATGGCTGTCATTTACACAGAAGGTGAGAGCCTCGGTGCTCTCGGCGAGATCAACACTCCGGCCCAGCAAGCTTCTGGCGGCTATCAAACAGTCCCTGTTTATCAGCTTTCTGGCCAAGCTCCAACACTGCCGGATAATGCTCTTCTACAGCAGGTCTATGGCACGACAGCCATGCCGGCATTTGAGTGGGTCCGCTCCATCCAGAGCGGAGAGCGCACTTATAATCCGGCGAGTGACTTTGACAACCAGATGCTGGAGCAGTATCAGCAAGCAACTGGCAGCGGAAATCAGATTCCCGGGATGCCGAGCGTCACCGATTTGATCGGAGCTGTTGCCCCCGGAGCCGCTGGGATGGTTGGCCAGAGCATTGGTGCAGCGATTGCTGATCCTTTCGTTCAGCAGAGCATTGGCGGGGTTGCTGAGGCGGCTGGCACTAGCTTGCTGCCAGAGTTCCTCGGTGGGACGCCCCTCCCCTCCAAGCAGCTTTCTCAGGCGACGTCGGCTGGTTATGACCTTTTGAGCTCAGGAACTTTGAATCCTGCA